GACGGCAATATTGATCATAGCAACGGGCCGTATCTTTTCGATATTGAGTTGACGGATCAAAGCAATAATTACAGCGTTTCTGATATTAAGCGCGCGATCGAAACATTCTCAAATGTCAGAAGCCATTTGCGAAACCTATTTTTATCTCAGCTTCGCTATGATGGAACTTTTAATTACGATGGCTCAAAGAATTATGATGGGGGGTATGTAATTGGCTAATTTACCGGAAAGCGCAACATGGGAACCTGGCGTATATCAAATTGAAACGGTTGATCCGATAGTAGGCGGGCCGAGCGGAATATCGAATCAGCAGGGCAAACATCTTACGAACAGGACTGTATTCCTGAAGCAGGAGGTAGACAAGCAGCAAATTATTCTCACGTCAAAGACTATTACGGTCGGTTCTGGTCAGGATTTCAATACACTGCAAGAGGCGTGGGATAGCCTGATAGGTGCAATCATACTTGCACAGGTAACAATTCAAATCGATGACGGCACATATAACCAATCGATAATTACCTTATCTAATCAACCGTATGCTCAGCTGATCAGGATCCAAGGGAATCTCGGAACGCCGGCAAATGTGGTTTTCAATTTCACGCCGACGGGAGGCGTTTCGGACGGGATTATTTGTGAAGGCGTTGTCGGCTTGCAGCTAGCCGGCTTTAAATTGCAAGGCGTGATCAGTGAGACAAAACGTTTGCTACGGATCGATAAGGGATCTGCTGTAATTTGCGATTCTGCGTCAATTATTATGCAGGGCGGCGATGCCGGCCTAAGTTGTCCGGGTGGTTCTATCGATTTTCAATCGATGACAGTGTCCGGCTGTACTGTAAGCATTTTTTGTGAATTCAATTCGACCATTGACGCGCGTAATTGCAATATCACCGGGGTTTCGCAAGCTGCCGGAAATTTCGCCATCAGAGCGCTGAATAACGGATACATCATGGCGGACGATGTTGTTATATCAACTGCCAATGCGGGAGCATCTGCAGGAAACGCTGGAACGATATCCTGCAGAGGCGCGTCAATATCCAATTGCGACAAAAGCGTCCATGCAACAGCCGGACAAATAATATGCGCGGGAGCGACATCAACCGATCATACCAGTTTTGGTTTCCGCGCAGATAAAGGCGGCATTATCAATGGACTCCTGGATGGTTCTTATGGAGCAATCATAGCTGTCAGCGCTGTAATCGCCTCACAAACTGGATTCTCTGCCGACCAGGGAGGTGTTGTTTTGGCTATTGGCGCAACGGCTGTAAATCAATTTATTGCCTATAGAGCGCTCAGCCTCGGTTTAATTGATGCATTCAATACGGTAGCTAACAACAGCGGCAATACGACGGATTATGATCCTGCTGTGTCGGGTTTTGATTCTTCCAACGGAGGTCGCACGGTCAATTTTAGTTAGATGGGAAATTAGTAAATAATTCGTGACTGCCGGCGATAGCCGGTTTTTTTATGTCTGTTAGTTTTTAACTGCGCCACGTCGTGATGACGCGCGCAAATCCTGTGGCCGATTCCGGCTGCAGGTTCCCTTTGATGGAGGAAACCCATGGCTTTTTTACACGGCGTCGAGGTAGTTGAAGTCGATAGTGGTCCGCGTCCTGTCCCATCGGTCAGGAGTGGCGTAATAGGCATTGTTGGCACGGCGCCTAATTCCGAGGCGGCGGCATCAGCAGCGCTTTTGACAGGCGTTATTGCTGATAATAATGCACTGACGTGGACTGCTGCCAATGCCGGGATCGCCGGCAATAACGTATCGGTATATCTGAAAAATCCGTTTGCTAATTCGGCGGCGCTTTCGATATCGGTTGTTGGCACGGTTATTACCGTCAATTTGGCCACCGATGCTGGCGGTGTTATTACCAGCACAGCGGCTGATGTTGATGCAGCGATTGTCGCCGATGCAGGCGCCAGCGCTTTGCTTACCGTCGCTGATACTGGTGCTTCGACTGGTGTGGGCGTGGTGACGGCCAGTTCTAAGCAGCAGTTCCTAGCGGGCGGCCTCGATGAGGCATTCCCACTCGATACGCCAGTCCTTGTGGCTGGCAGCAGAACCGAGGCGGCCAGACTTGGCACAACCGGCACGTTGCCAGCGCAAATGGATGCTATTTTTGATCAGACCGGCGCTCTGATTGTCGTGATCCGAGTCACGGCAGATGCTGATCCGGCCGTCGAAAAAGCCAATGTGATTGGCGGTTCAACGCCGAGCGCCAGAACTGGAGTGCATGCGTTACTGGATGCTGAAAGCAAGGTTTTCGTTCAGCCCAAACTGCTAGTCGCACCGGGCTATACAAATGATGTTGCGGTTGTATCTGAGATGCTTGGCATCGCCGATACGCTGCGGGCAATCATCATCGCCGATGGTCCGAACACCGATGACGACGCGGCTAAAACCTATCGCGGTAATTTTGGGTCACCGCGAGTCTACCTAGTAGACCCATGGGTGACCGTTTTTGATACGTCAATCAATGCCGAAGTCATCCAGCCACCGAGCGCGCGCGTTGCTGGCATGATCTCCAAATCCGACAATGAGCGCGGGTTCTGGTGGAGCCCTTCAAACCGAGAAATGTTCGGTATCACTGGCACATCCCGGCAAATTGATTTCACCCTCGGTGATGTCAATTCACGTGCCAACCTGCTGAATGAAAACGAGGTGACGACGATCATCCGCAAGGATGGCTTCAGACTGTGGGGCAACCGCAACACATCAAGCGATCCGAAGTGGGCCTTTCTCAGCGTCCGCCGCACGGCTGATTTGATTAACGAGTCTGTCCTTCGCGGTCACATGTGGGCTGTCGATCGTAACATCACGAAAGATTATATCGAATCTGTCCTTGAGTCTGTCGATGGTTATCTGCGCGAATTAAAAGCGATTGGCGCGATCATTAACGGCAGGGTCTGGGCTGATCCTGATTTGAATACGCCTGCATCGATCGCAGCCGGCCATGTTTATTTCGATTTCGAATTCTCGGCCAGTCCGCCAGCAGAACGTATCACGTTCCGTTCGCATTTGACTGATGAATTCCTGGTAGAGGTATTGCCGGAAGCGGCATAAGTCGATTCTGAGGTTTTGTAATTAAGAGGATTTAAAAATGGCACTTGATAGCATTTACAAAAACATGAACCTCTTCGTTGATGGTCGGGGGCATGTCGGCAACGTTGAGGAGATAACCCCGCCAAAACTGACGATGGTAACGGAGGAGTTTCGTGGCGGTGGTATGGATGCGCCGATGGATATCGATCTCGGCATGGAGAAGCTGGAAATGGATTTTACGCTTACATCGTTTGATGCCGAAACGTTGAAAAGTTATGGCAACAATGTCATCCCGCTGAGTATACGCGGCGCCGTTCAGGATGAGTTAACCGGTGATGTTAAACCGGTTGTTTACACCATTCAAGGGCGCATGCGTGAGATCGATTATGGCAGTTGGAAGTCAGGCGAAAAGGCGGTTACCAAATTCATGGTAACTCTCGTTTTCTACAAACTTGAGATTGATGGCCAGACTATTCATGAAATTGACGTGAGGAATGGGACGCGTGTTATTGGCGGCGTGGATCAGACTGCCGATATCCGGGCAGCGCTCGGCATTTAAGAGGTGCAATGATGAAAGAATATAAGATACTGACTGCGTTTTTTCTTGGCAACACCCGCATGAAGTCGGGCGATGTTGTGAACCTGCACGAGCGCCAGGCAGTTTTTCTCGTTGCCGGTGGATTTCTCGAACCTATGAAGACCCCGAAGCTTGCTGCGAAAGCGGCTAAGAGTGCGATTACGAAAGAGGTTAAAGCCAAATGAGTGATGATGGTTCAGTTGAGATAACACTGCGTTATCCGCTTACGGTTAATGGCCAGCAGGTGAAGAAATTGTTGATGCGCCAGCCAAAGGTGCGTGATCAAAGAATCGCCATGAAATCGAATGGCGACGATGCAGATAAGGAAATCAGGTTGTTTGCAGATTTGTGCATGCAATCACCCGATACGTTGGACGATATGTATCTCTGCGACTATCAAAAACTGCGCGAGGCGTATGAGAGTTTTTTATCCTCACGCCGGACGCAGCCAGGCGTGCAGTAATTGTCCTTGCGAGTTATACGAGTTGGCCACTGTCTGAGATAGATGAGATGACGGCTGAAGAATTGTTGGAATGGATTGACGCGTGTAAAGAATAATGGCAGATAACTCAAAATTTTCGATTGCCATAATCGGCAGAGTTGATTCTTCACTAGGTGTTTAGACCCGTGTGATCATTTACCTCGCAGGAGTTATCCGTTATTCTTGGCGCGAGAGGTTCTTCTGGAAATTGCCGGTGGGGCGACTGGA